AGGGGTCGACACACAGGTCTCACGAGTTGGGCCTGTTGAGGCCATCACGGTCCTGGCACCCGGCGGGAAACCCAAGGTGCGTAAGGCACTACGGCTGGTGGGGGTCAATAGTGGATTAGCCCTCGGCGTCCACAATAACACCCTGGTCAATGCCCTGCGAGCTGTGAGGGAGAGGGTTTTTGCAGTCGAGAAGGATGGGGAACTGCAGCCCCCCCCACGGCCTGCCAGGGGAGTGTTCTGCAGTCGGCTTGGCCCATTTAGGGCTGGCTTGCTGGAAGCAATTGGTCCCTGCACCCCTTGGTCACTGGACAGGTTTGTCCAGAGTTACCAGGGGTCCAAACTGTTGCGATACCAGCGGGCCGTCAGCTCCCTTCGTGCCCGGGGGATCACCAGAGCTGACAGCTTTCTGCAGTCATTTGTCAAGGCAGAGGCAGTGAACTTCACAGCCAAGCCTGACCCGGCCCCCCGGATTATTCAGCCACGTAATCCGAGGTACAATGCGCTAGTGGGCAGGTTCATCCGGCCCCTGGAGCATAGGGTGTACAAAGCAATAGCAGAACTGTTTGGGGGGCCCACGGTGATGAAGGGCTATAACGCTGTTAGCACTGCATCTTGTCTCAGGGAGATGTGGCAGGAATTCACCCAGCCTGTTGCGCTTTCCCTGGACGCCAGTCGCTTCGACCAGCACGTGTCACGTGAGGCCCTGCAATGGGAGCACTCCGTGTACAACAGGGTTTACAACGACCCTGAGCTGGCATCCCTACTCAAGTGGCAACTGGACAACACTGGCTATGTGGCCACCAGTGATGGTGGTCGCTTCCGGTACACTGTTGCCGGCTGTCGCATGAGCGGGGACATGAACACTGCTCTGGGCAACTGCCTCATCATGTGCGCCCTGGTTTGGACATGGGCCAAGACATGTGGAGTGCGGGTGCGGCTGGCAAACAATGGGGATGACTGTTCTGTCATCATGGAAGCGGGCGACCTGGTCCGGTTCACAACTGGGCTGGACGCTTGGTTCCTGGAGATGGGCTTCACTCTCACCTCTGAGGGGCACACTCGTGTCTTTGAGAGGATTGATTTTTGCCAGACCCGACCGGTGTTCACGGGGCGGGGTTGGGTCATGTGCCGCAGCCCAGTGGTTGGCCTGTGTAAGGATGTGTTGTGCAAACAGCCCACCATGGACAGGCCGATCACGGGCTACCGCAAGTGGCTCTACCAGGTGGGGGTAGCTGGGGCTGCACTTGCTGACGGTGTACCTGTCTTCAGTGCAGCCTATGCTGCCTTCCAGCGGGTTGGGCTCGTGTGTGAGAGGGCCCAGGGCTTTGGAGACATGAGCTCTGGGTTCGAGCACATGGCCAGGGGCCTTAGGGCCCAGGGTACGCCCATCACGCAGGGGGCACGGTTGTCGTTTTGGCGCGCCTGGGGCATCACCCCAGACCAGCAAGTGATGCTGGAGCACCACTACACCACCCTGACCACACCTCTGGACTGCTGGGCCGTGAAGTCGGTGGCTGACAACCCCGGCTTGTACTTCTTCGGTGACACCTTTGCGGAATTTGCTCACGAATAAAGACTAATGGCGAAGAATAAGGCCAAGAAGCGGGCTTCAAAGCCTGCCAAAGTGCCGCGTCCAACAGGGGGTCTCCGGCTGCATGATGCCGCTGTCAGGTACGCCAACTTGTTGGCCGACCCCTGCAACGGTGATCTTGTCCCTGGGCCTTTTGGGGATGGGTATGGTGGCATGGTGGCTCGCTTCGAGAAGGAGTATATCATCAATAACTCGTCCACTGACACAGCTGCTGCTTTTGTCTTCAACCCTTTTTCCGGACTGGTGGCGTGGCAGACCACTCCCATGGTGGACGACACCAACCCCGTCGCCTGGACTGTCCCCGCGGGCTCCATCTCCCACCCAGGCAACTCCTTCCTAACGGCTAATGCGTCCTGGAACCGCTGTCTTGCAGCATGCGTCCAGGTGTATTACCCTGGGAGCGAGCTGTCCAGGGCTGGGGTGGTCAGCCTGGGGCAGTATCCGGCCGAGGTTGTGAATGACACCGCGGCTGTGGCAACTTTTCGCCAAATGGCAAACTATGTCGTGCGCACCCCCTCGGACTGTGCTGAGATAGTGTGGCGCCCCAACCATGCGGACCTGCTTGGTAGGGAGCCCATTCCTTTGCCATCTGTCCTGTCGAACATGGCTGGGACAAACACCACTTCTTTGGTGGTGACGGCTGCTGGGCTCCCTGTAACCACGGGGATCCGGATCCGTGTAGTAGCTGTGTACGAGTGGATGCCTGATCCTTTGGCTGGCTTCAAGAACACCGTGGTGCGCAACCCCAATCCCGTCACGCTGGGCCAGGTGCTGTCGTACCTGGACCGCACTGGGGACTGGATGGCTGGCACCGCTCGGGCAGCAGGAAAGGCTGTGTCCTCGCTGGCACATGGAGTGGCCTCCATTTACCAGCTAGGCAATGGTGCTTCTAGAATAGGCCGGGCTTTGCTTACTTAGGTGGTTAGGGCAAGTTGTGCGTCGCCTGTGGACACAAGTTGGGGGCAGGCTTGAGACTGGGACTAGTCACCCCAGACCCTCAAGGAGGGGTCACCAGCTTCCATCCCCTCCTTGGCTCAGGCCACTTGTGTAAGCGACAATCAGCTACCTGTGGGACTCTCCAGCAAATCCACGTTATGCTGGGGGGGGGCTTCCCACTGGATACCGTGACCTGAGGTCAGAATTTCCCGCTCTGCGGG